ATGGTAACTTCAGTTCAACCTAACATAAGCCCTACTGCTCGGTATACGATATCGGAGACGTGTGAATTATTGGGCATACATCGTAATACCCTACGTTCCTATGTGAACGCCGGGTATATAAAGACCATGCAAAAGGTTCATGGGAAACGATTCAAGGGTTCGGAGATTCTTCGCTTCTGGAATACCTTTGTTTAAACATGGGTCCGGTGCCGAGTAATAGCCATTCGCATGACACACCATACCCTTCAGCGAGATAAGCAAGATACTCTACACGGAAAGTACGCTTATCTCTATTATGTTTTAGGGTATTCATGTTTCCGTAATTTAGTCCAAACTCTCTTGTGAAAGTCTGTAGTCCCTTTATCCTTCTTTGGTCTTTAAGGACATCAAGCGCCTTGAAAAACCTGTCGCTTATATCCAGGGCACGATCAGGAATATTTAGTTTCATTTTAATGCTATTTTTTCGAGCAAATCCATGAGGCGTGCATTGATTTCATCTTGTTTCTCGATATGCTTTGCCATCATGTCTGTTTGCTTCTTGATGATTTCTACTAAGTCAGCATCGTTTTGAATACCATTATTCTGATTACCAGAACCGTTATTCACATTATTCTCTGCGTTTACGAATTGTGATGGATCCACTACAAAAGCCTTGACATTTTCTTCTCCATACCTATCGTACAGTTTCTGATATTGTCCAGGTGTAGGGTCTATGCCCTCCGTCTCACATCTTGAAATGTTAGATTGGGAGATTCCCATAATCTCTGCTAACTGAGACTGAAACAGCTCATGAGCTTTTCTAAATTCTTTATATTTGAACATATCTGTATAAATTTGTTAAATTTGACTAAATATTTTCGATATATTTGCATATATCAGAATATATTTGTATCTTTGCATAAAGATATAAAACATAGTGCAAAGATAATGGAAAATATTCAAACATCAAACACTTTTGAGGAAAAATCTCAAAAAATGACCTTAAAAGGTTACTACAAGGGGTTGCCTATGAGGAGTGCCCCACGATATGACTTCATTACAGAAGTCGCTAGACGCTGCAAGGTTACCGAGCAGACAGTAAGGAATTGGGTTCTATATGGCATGAAGCCACAGCAACATGCTCATATAGAAGTATTGAGTAAGCTGACAGGTATTAGCGAGGAGGACTTATGGAAGGACTAGAATTCTATATGTTCGAAGACGAGTTATGGTGCAAGACATCAGACGGAAAGAATTTCATGGTTGATGAGACGCATACAGAGTTAGTGAAATACATTCTGGAAAAGGTTCGTGCTTGTTATCCGGAAGCCTACAAGGCGTTGGAGAAGATTTATTCCAAGAGTGCGCCTAACGAGAGTTACTATCAGTATCTCATGATGCGCCGATTTTGCAAATGCAACTTTTGTCGACTCGACACTACGGCTTTTGATGTCGTTGATGTTGACAAGGATGGAAAGTTCAACTTCGAGAAGGTCGAATGCCCAATGCGTGGTGAATGCCCTTATGAAGGTATCGTATGTATGCCAAGGTTTAATGCTAATCTTTCTACTGCGGAGCTGCGTGTAATGAAACTGCTTTACGAGGGGCGAAGCGAGCAGGAGGCGGCAGCAGAGCTATTCAACTCTCCGAACACGATACATCAGCACGTTAAGTCTGTGTATGTAAAACTAGGAATACATAAGCTCTCTGAGTTTATAGCCTATGCGAATAAAAATAATTTGTTTAACAATTAAATATTAGATTATGCCAATTATTAGAAAGAATGACGTTGTTACAGAGCGTCCAGTGATTATCGTACTTTATGGTACTCCAGGTACCGGTAAGACATCTTTGGCTACTACAGCCAACAGTCCTCTACTCATCGACACCGACCGCGGCTTTGACCGTGCCGTCCAGCGCCCAGACATTGTTGTCACGGCTTCACGCTGGGAGGACATCTATAATGCAGAGGTTATCGGTTCTTATGTTGTTGAGGATGGCAAGCAGGTTTGGAAGCCAGGTCTGATCAGTGAGTGTAAGACCATCGTAGTAGATACTGCCAAGGCTATGCTCGATGACTATCTCAATGCTTTTGCTATTCAGCAAGACCCTAAGCTGGGAACTAACTCATTGAAGCGATATGGTGTGATGGGAGAATTGTTCAAGCAGTTTGTCGGCATTCTCCGTTCAAACAATTCAGACATCATCTTCATCTGTCACGACAAGGAGACACAGGAGGGAGACTACATCAAGCATTCTCCGGACTGTACAGGTCAGAGCAAGGACTTGCTCATCCGTATTGCGGACCAGGTAGGTTACATTTGCAAGGAGAACGGCAACCGTGTCATCAAGTTTGAGCCACAGGACAATCGTGTTGGTAAGAATGTTGCAGACCTGCAGGACACTTGGATTCCTGCTTACGGAACAGAGGAGTTTGACACTTGCATGGCAGACATCATCAAGAAGGTGAAGAAAGCCATCGTGAATAAGTCAGATGCTCAGGCTAAGGCGCAGGAAGCCGTTGATGATGCTCGAAAGAAGCTTGCAGCCGTGGAGACTGTAGATGATGCAAATGCTCTCATCGAGGTTGCTCACGGATTGAACAAGATTCATCAGAAGGCATTCATGAATCAGATGATCAAGGAACTAGCTGTCAAAGGCATTGACTTTGACAAGAAGGGCAAGAAGTTCGTCAAGCATGAGGATGCAGCATGATGAAGCCTTTGATTAGAGTTACCCAACTAGAGAGCTTCAGACGGTATATGTCTGGCGAATATGCTTATGTTACAGAGCAGGACGTTATAGATAATATCACCAAGAAGTTCGAGGGCAACGATTATACAAGAATAGGAACTGCCTTTCACTCCATCGTGGAGACTGGCAGTCCCCATTGCTTCAAGGAGCCGGAAGGTGTTCGTCATTTCACCTATTATAAGAAAGATAAGACAGAACCCGTTCCGAAAGGAAGAAGATTCGTCTTTGATGAAGGTGAGGCGATTCTTGACATTCCACAATGCAAGGTAGCCTTGAAATACAGGAATGAGCATCCAGGAGCCTTTCACGAGGTTCGTGAATACAAGGATTTCGGCGATGCCGTTGTCACTGGATGTGCCGATATGATTGACGGACTAGAGATAAGAGACATCAAGACTAAGTACGGACCGGTATCAGACAAAGACTATATAGATAGTTGCCAATGGCAGCTTTACCTAGAGTTGTTTGAAGCTGATGTGTTCCATTTTGACTTGTTTGTCTTTGAGGGCTATAATAAGGATAAGCACAAGGGAGACGTGAGAGGTCTCAAGCTTACTCCTTATGAGCCAGCAATCACTTGTTACAGATACCCGGGGATGGAAGATAAGAACCACGCCCTAGTGCGCGACTTCCTAAAATGGGTAGAAATGAGAGAATTATTACCATATTTACCATTAACAGAATCAGATGGCTAATACAATGACAGGAAGGGTATTACTTATCGGCAATGTCGAGGAAATACCAAGTAAGAGCGGTGGAGAGCCGTTCAAAAAGAGAGTTGTGGTTCTTAACTGTACACACTCGAATTACGGAGATGTGTACGAGAACTACCCAAGTTTTGAGTTCAGCGGAAAGCATGTAGATGATCCTGCTGATTTTGCAGTTGGCGAGATTGTTACCATATCCTTTGCTCTTCAAGGTACCAAGTATCAGAAGAGTGCAAATGACCCAGTAAAGTATTTCAATACAATTTCGGGTTACAAGATAGAAAAGTATCAGAGAGGTGGTCAGACGCAGCAAGCTTCACCGCCGCAGCCGCAAGGAGTTCAGTCACCGGCACCGCAGCCGGGCAAAGATGATGACTTGCCATTCTAGTTATGATTTTCAATCTCAACAATGACAAGGACAGGGCAGACTACAAGGATTATTGCAATGGTCTTTACATGGATGCCTTGAAAAGCGGAAAGGGTTTTATCGTGGAGGTGAAGAAAAAGCATCGTCCACGTTCCCTTGCCCAAAACAGCTATCTGCACGTTTGCCTTCAGTATTTCGCATCAGAGTTCGGCTACGATGAAGAATATGTGAAGTATAACATTTTCAAGCAGATAGTGAACAGAGAAATCTTTGCGAAGCAGAGAACAAACAGAAGAGGACAGCCTGTAACCTATTGGAGAAGCACGGCTGACCTTGACACAAAAGAATTAACAGACGCTATTGAGAAGTTTCGGAACTATTCAAGTATGGTTGCAGGGTTGTATATACCAGAACCTAATGAAGAAGCAGCCTTGCTTGAAGCTCAGAAACAGATAGCATTATATGAAAAGTATTTATAATTATGAAATCAGATTTGAAAAATTATGTTCCAGAGAACATTGAGTTTGTATTAGAGGACGGTGTAAAAGACATGTTCCCAATGGAGTTGGACTTCCTTGCTTTGACCAAGGAGAACCTTTGCGGAGAGAAGCCATTGAAGAATAAGGCAGACATCCTTAAGTTTGTCGGAAAGCACTTCACGGCGACCTTCCCTGACAATGAGTTGGTTACACGTTTCCTCGATGAGTTCGAGAAGAAGAACATCAGAGAGGAGTATTGCACACTCGAAGAGAACGTGGTGCCAGCTCGCAAGCTGGAGTTGGAGGAGGCTTTGGAAAAAGCCAAGAAGATGAAGAAGGACGCAGAAGAGGCTTATGCTTCTGTCCTCATGGAAGTAGCCAAGTATGCCGCTGAGGTGCGCCAGGGAACTGTTGATATGCGCCTTAAGTCAAAGGATGTCTTCTGCATTGCATTGGCAGGCTATTACCTCGTATATAACTGGGATGCAAATTCAGAGAAGTTCCTGCTTGCAAAGGCTTATGCTATCCCAGACCGTTCTGAGATTTGGGCTAACGAGGTCAAGAATCGCGAGAGTATGAAGGAGGTCTTCGGATTGGAGTTCCCGGAAGAGGAGCAGCCAAAAGAAGAGGCTCAGTTAGAGCAGTCTTCAGATGATGACGATGATGAATTACCATTCGGCGAGTAATGAAGTACACTCTTAGAAATTATCAAAAGCAAGCTAGTGATGCAGCCGTAAGGCTGTTCACTAGCAAGGCTGACAAGAACGGATTGGTTATCCTGCCTACGGGTGCAGGAAAGAGTTTGGTGATAGCAGATATTGCCTCTCGTCTGGAAGGACCGCTGTTAGTCTTTCAGCCTAGCAAGGAAATTCTTCAGCAGAACTTTGCCAAGCTGCAAAGCTATGGTATCTTCGATTGCGGTTGCTATAGTGCCTCTGTAGGATGTAAGGATATAAACAGAATAACCTTTGCCACCATCGGAAGCGTGATGAATCATATGTCTGATTTCGATTGTTTCAAGAACATCATAATTGACGAATGTCATTACGTAAACTCTAAAGCTGGGCAGTACAAGGAGTTCATAGAAGCGAAGAACAGACAGGTTGTCGGATTGACGGCTACACCTTACCGACTTGATCGTGCCGAAGGAGGTTCCATCTTGAAGTTCCTCACGAGAGTCAGACCTAGAATATTTTCAAAGGTCATCTATTGTTGTCAGATTGGAGAGCTGCTTTCCAAAGGTTATCTCGCAGACTTGCATTATTATGATTTGACAGAATTGGATTTAAGAAGAGTCAGAAGCAATTCCACCGGTGCAGATTATGATGAAAGAAGTCTCCTCGCAGAGTACGAGCGTTGTGGATTCTATGATAAGCTATCAAATACAGTAGTCAAGGTTCTGCAGCCTAAAAGTGGCATTCCTAGAAAGGGGGTGCTTGTATTTACCGCTTTTACAAAGGAAGCCAGACAGTTAGTAGGAAAGCTTCAGTCTCTCGGAGTCAATGCCGCCATCGTGACAGGAGAGACACCTAAAAAGGAGCGTGAAGCTATTCTCGAAGGATTCAAGAGGAGAGAAATAAAGGTTGTTGCCAATGTAGGTGTACTGACTACGGGATTCGACTACCCTGCCCTAGACACTGTTGTCTTGGCACGCCCGACGAAATCTCTTGGACTCTACTATCAGATGGTAGGTCGCGCTATCAGACCTTTTGAAGGAAAGGACGGGTGGATAGTTGACTTGTCGGGAAACTATAGCCGTTTCGGGAATGTTGCAGACCTCTTTATTAGCAGACCTCCAGGAACCACAAAATGGGCGGTGTATTCCAGAGGAACACAATTAACTAATGTAGTACTAAGATGAGCGTTCTAAATGAGCTTATTGAATATAAGCAAAGAGATTCCGCATTAGGAACTGAGTATTTAACTCTCTGTCCGCATTGCAGAAAGGGAGTATTTACACAAGAACCAATTTATGTAGGAAGTTTAGCTTGCCGTTTATGTGTTGATTTTGCGAACATGACGGACAAATATGTTACATGTAAATACAAAAGAAATGTTTCCATTTTATAAGAAAAAGAAGAAATCTCCTTCTGCTCCCAAAAAGAGAAAGAAGAGTAAGCCTGATTTAGTCAAGAGACTAGACAAGGTGTTTGCATTGTATATTCGTCTGAGAGACTGCATGCCAAGCGGCATGGGACAATGTATCAGCTGCGGAAAGATAAAGCCGTACAGAGAGCTTGATTGCGGTCATTTCTTCGGACGTTCCAACATGGCAACCCGATTCGACGAAGATAACTGCAATGCAGAATGTATCGGGTGCAACAGAGTGAAGTCAGACCATCTTATATACTACCAGGAGAATCTGATAAAGAAGATTGGTGTTTCCCGATTTTCCACCTTGCGAGAGCGTGCTCACTCCATCAAGAAATGGGATGATGACGAGTTGGAGAAAATGATTAAGTATTATACTAATGAAATAAAGAGACTGAGTTATGAAAAAGGTATCACCGTTAATTTGTAAAAATATAAGTCCCCAGTGTTTCGCAACACCGAGGACTTCAAACCAATTAAAATCCAATAAAGATTATTCTTCAAAGGGATTTGCTTGCAAAGGTAATGAATTATTTTCAAATTGCCAAATTAATTCCATAAAAAAAGCCTGCTCACTAGCAGGCTAAAGAGAAACCCATGTAACATTCTTTTTACAGATGTTATGGAAAAAACTTATTGCAAAGGTACAAAAAAAATCGATATATCCAAATATATACATGAGTAAAAATTAATATTTTTGTATATTTAACTTAATTCTTTTGTATATATCAGCATAAATTTGTATCTTTGCATTAAAGAGAAGCAATTATAAGTAATAATTAAAAAAATATACAATATGGAAGAGACGGAATTTCTCAGAGATTTTGAAGGAATCAAGGACTACAGAACGTTCTTGGTAGGCTTAGACAAACAGTTTAAGTCTGCAGGTGTGTTGTACCGTGAGTTTAAGATTTTGGAGGGGATGGCTTCTATAGCTTTAAAGATTAGCCCTTCTATCCACAATTTTATCTCCAAGCAGCAGGGAGTTGTTTATAGCAAGTTACAGACTGAAGTTGATACCCTGGCAAATAGTATAAAGCGAGGTAAGATATGCTTCATTAAGAACGAGGACTTGAACCAATAAGATTATGAAATATAATTGCATCAAAAATAGTAACTCTCCAGAAGTAATGAGAGCAAGAATGGAACATGGCATGGCTGCCTATGGAATCTATGTTACGCTCATGCAGTTGTTGGAGGAAGACGAGGATCATAAGCTGTCAAAGGATTATTCCATGATTGCTTATGAGATGCGCGTTGATGTTTCTGTGGTGCAATCTGTAGTTGAGGATTTCGATTTATTCGAGGTTGAAGAAGAATATTTCTATTCTAAGGAACTTTCAGACACTATCGAGCAGGCAAGAAAAGTAAGCGAAGCTAGAGCTAGAGCCGGTCGTGCAGGTGGTGCAGCAAAGGCTAGAAATTTCGCAGCAAATGCCAAAGAATCTTCTAGCAAATGCCAAGCAAATGCTAGAAAAAACGTAGCAAATGCTACAGAAACCCTAGCAAATGCTAGCGAATCTCTAGCAAATGCTAGAAAAAACGTAGCAAATGCTAGAAATCCAAAAGAAAACGAAATAGAAAAAGAAAACCTTTCCCCTAAAACCCCTATAAAAGAAAAAGATAAAGAAAAAGAAAATTGTCTTAGCAGACGGCTGAGTTCTAACGAACTCTTTCTCTCGCCCGAGCGTACGAGCGCGTGTAAGAAGCCACCGAAAGAACATACTATATGCCATAGAGGTCGGCAGATATTCGAGGCTTATTTTCTAGAGCTATACGGAGAGCCATATTATTGGCAGGCTAAAGATGCAAAGGCAATGAACTCTATCCTAAAGAAAATCGCTTTCGCTAGAAGTCACAAAAACTCGCCGCTGCCGACGGATGATGATAGTCTGCTAAAAGCGTGGGGTGAGTTCCTGCATCTTATTGACAAGACTTGGATAATGAACAATTTCTCTGTCAACAAGATAGACTCTCAGTATAACGAGATAGTTTCAGAAATGAAGAATCATAAACAAAACGTAACAAGCAATGGAAACAATACAAAAACAGGATGGAAAGCTCCAGACCACAAAGACACATCAGCGTATCGGTCGGGGTTTGGAGTTGCCGTTGGAAAATAGAGAAGTCAAGAACTTTCTTTACTATGCCTACAAACGAGAGGTAGAGAAAAGAAAAAGAACGTTCGTCTTCACTGACGAGCTAAAGGAAGCAATATCGAAAGTCGGGGATTTTCTTACTACAGAGACCAACTTTTACGGGCTGTTTATGCCCGGCAGCATTGGAAACGGAAAGACTACGATGCTAAAGTCTATTCGAGATTTGCTAGTTTATCTTGTGGACTCAAACAAGATTAGCTATTGCGAGGGTGATAAATATCCGCGTTTCGTCAAGGCTAGAGATATGGCTTACATGATTCACGATGACAGAAATGAGTTCAGAGCAATCAAGAATGCCAAGTTTCTCTTGATTGATGATTTGGGTGCCGAGCCAACGGAGATAGTCGCTTACGGAATGCACTACAAGCCGTTTGACGAGCTGTTGGACTATCGTTACGAGCAGATGCTGCCCACGATTATCAGCTCAAACCTAACGGCCATTGACATCGGACAGAAGTACGATGACCCAAGAATTGTAGATAGAATGCACGAAATGTTTGATATTTTAAGTTTTGAGGAGGTATCGTTCAGATGAGTTTAGAGCAATCACCATATCAGAATCAGCCATTAGTGAATGACCCTAAGGCTGAGCAGTATGTTATCGGAAGTCTTCTTGTTGATCCTACCGCATACACTCTAGTAAGCCAGTATCTAGATGAAGACTGTTTTTACGACCCCATGTGTAGGGATATATGGAAGGCTGTTGATAATATGGGAAAGCAAGGTATGCCGATAGATGTCATATCTGTTTCTGCCGAGCTCAGTAAGCAGAAGTCGAATGTAACAGCATTGGACTTGATGAACATTTCGGCACAGATTGCATCATCTGCACATGTAGAATATCATGCCATCAGATTGCAGGACCTTGGTAGAAGAAGAAAACTTTGGGTTGTCGGGCAGCAGCTTTCCAAGGTTGGATTGTCGGAAGAGATTCTGACCGCAGACGCCCACCAAGAGGCTATTGAGAGTATCGGAGGAGTATTTGAGAAAGCAGATGGAGTGTTCACGCTCAATGATGCAATGAATAGTCTAAACGAGATAATGGTTAAGAATGCCACCGTTGGAGGTGTCACGACAGGAACCAAGACCGGTATGGAGAGATTCGATGAAAAGGGAGGTCTGCAGAAGTCTGATTTGATTATCGTTGCCGGCGAAACTTCTCAGGGTAAGACGAGCCTCGCACTTTGCATGACAAGACACGCCATCGAGAACGGAGCAAAGGTTGCTTTCTACTCTATGGAAATGACGAAGGAGCAGCTTACGGCACGTCTGCTTTCTGCCAAGACGAACATTCCGGCCAACAACATCCTCTATTCGGGCAGTCTGGCGCCAAGCGAGATAAGGATGATTGATGATGCTAGAGGCAAGTTGCCAGGAGAGAATTTATTCTTTGATGATAAGAGTACGTCAAATATAGATTCTATCCTTCTTTCCATTCGAATGCTTAAGATGCAGAAGGACATAGACGGAGCCGTAGTTGATTACTTGCAGATTCTTAATGTAAACTCCAGGAGTACGAGTTTCAGCAGGGAGCAGGCTATGGGTGATGCCGCACGAAGATTCAAGAACCTCGCAAAGGAACTGAACATATGGATCATCGCCCTAAGCCAGTTGTCTAGAGATAGCAACTGCCCTGAGCCAAACTTGAACCGACTGCGCGATAGTGGGCAGATAGGAGAAGCTGCCGATGTTGTCATCCTAGTCTATCGAGCAGAGTATTATAACAGAGCGTACCCTGCCCCATTCGACAATAAGGATGACTACCCTACTGACGGAACGGCTATGATAGACGTTGCCAAGGGACGTAACATCGGAACATTCAAATTCTTTATGGGATTCAATAAAAATACGACAAATTTTTTCAAGACGAATTTAATCAACGAAGAAGTGCAAGTTCCTTTCGAAAAGCCAGAAGAGACAGATGCACCATTCTGATAATCAGTCAGTTATAAAGTATTATAATTTAGTATTTTTAACTAAAATAATCGTTGGTATATTTGCATATATCAGAAAATTTTTGTACCTTTGCATATAGATAAAAGGTAGTACTTTTGGATAAACAGGAGCTACCTTATAAGTTGAACCAATTAAAATTATAAAGATTATGAAGACAATAACTATCAATTCAGAGGATTTGGCAAAGAAGCTCGTAGTAAGTTTCAAGTATAACACTCCAGAAGAGCACAAGGCAGTTGCTCGTACAATAGCATTGATTGCAGGTGATGCCATGTATGATGAGGTTTGCGAGATTGCCAAGAAAATGATTGAAGAACAAAAATAAGAAGGAGATTGAGCTATGGAAGAATCTTTATCAGAGTTCATGCTTCGCAGATTTTGTTCTGCTTACCCATCGGTTCCAATTACGCTTTCAAAAGTCAAGGCTTATCTTGACACAGTTGATGACTGGAGAGAGTTAGATGACAGCCATTTGGCACTATTATACAATTTTAATCTTAAAAAATAGAAAGGGAATAATTATGAGAAATTCAAATTTCAATCTTATCAAGTCATTAGGCTACATTGTAGTTCTTATGTAAAGGAGGAGGAACGAGTATGAGTTTAATCGATGAAATCAGAGCAGCTAGAGTTTCTCAACTCACTGAGGAACACAAGGAAAAGCTTCTTGCTTATATCAAGAAGAACCTGATGCAAAATGATTACGCTTTAATCCGTGGCGCAGCACACTTTTCGTATGATTGGAAAATTCCAGACTCGGATAGCAAGGATTGGTGGAGAGACTGTTATGCTCCATACAAACTCCATCCGGCTATTACGGATTGGCTGAATAGCCTTGGCTTTACGTGCAGTCGCTATTATAACAGAGGTGGTGTTGACCAGGGAATATGTGTAAGAATATAAGCGTATAAATATCAAATGAGTTATGAAATATGTAGATTATAAAGCCAAACAACACAAGGAGTTCAATAAGCTCCCGATGAAAGCAGCCTTTGGCGATAAGCAGTTTGAGGAAATGATGGCAGAATGGGGGCTTACCACAAGTAAGGAAGACCTAGAAAAAATATGTTCCATCGGTGCCGGTGCTTATTGCCTCACAAAGGACTACCATCTGTTCATCGAGTTTTCCGAGCGTTCAGTAAAGGAGGACGAGGAGTTCTATTCAAATGACGAGAATTTGAAGGATGCTCTCATCTATGAGTTTGGCAACCATGAATGCGGATATACATGGGAATTTGAGAATGGTATTATCGCATTAGGATTCTCTATCAAAGAGTTTCTTTCGGACGAGCGCAAAGCCAAGGTGTTCGCAGAGGCAAGAAAAGAGTATATAGACAAATTGGAGGGCTAGCTATGAATATCATTAGAATAACAAAGACGGCTAAGGAACGCTTTGATGCCATATTCACTGGCGATAAGTACATTTTCTTGAATCCTACATTTGGACTAGTCGCTATTGCGGAGCGCAAGGAGGTGACCGCAAAATCTCCTTATGCCACGCGATTTGAGATTATCCGTACAGAGCAAATAAGCCATAGACTTATAGATGACACTCTCATCAGTAACGAAAAAAGACTTACGAGCTATAATGTGATAATCACAGACTATAAAAATGAAGATAACCTTCCACAGCATACGTTACCTTATCTGGTAGATATATCACTGTCCATGATTGGCAATAAAAATTCGGAGGACTAGCTATGTTGGTAAAGGAAATGGTTCAGTACAAGAGAACTGCTGATATGGAAGAACTTTATCTTATGCTCAACAATGATTCAGTCGCCTACGATCTTTGGCACGATACTGCAGAAAAGTACGCCCTGAAGATGGTAAACGGCGATGCGGTAATGATGGAGAATGTCGCCCATGTGATGATTGCAAGAATCATCCAGTCATGTGACAGACTGATAAACTGGCGCAGAAAGATGATTACTGATGCCCTGGATATTACTAAAGAGCAGAAGGAGATTGTCGCATGGCAGTGGTTCTACAATAGTATGATGGATTTATATACTTATTATAAAGGTAGGCAAAAGTAAGGTTTAACGATTTGGGTATTAAGGACACCCACTGGTTAGATACCTTATTCTTATCTGGCAGCCGGAAAGACGGCAGCCTACCTTCCAATAAAAATATACAATTATGAAGAATATTTATCATATACATCAGTCTTCCAATTCCTATTGGGATAGCCGTTGGACTGACACAGATTATTATCTTTGCGACAGCGAGGATGAGTATCAGCAGAAATTAGCTGAATATACCGAGAAGCGTAAGCAGATTGAGAAGGATTTCAAGGAGAATCCAACAGAGTGCAACAAGTATCGTGCATTGTTCTTTCAGCTCAGTAAGGAGCAAAAGGTACATGCCAACGAATATTACTACGCACATGAATGGTGCGGCAAGGAGTTCGATGCTTTCGGTTTCTGCTGGAGTGAGAGGTTGGAGAGAAGCACGCATTACAAGTACTTCTTGAAGCCGGGTTCCGTAACAAATGAAAGCGTAAGTTCTGCCGTTGGCAGATTTACAGGATATGGAAGTTAAACTTAATAAGATTGGAGGTGAAACATGTAGAATTAAGTAAACATCGTTAAACAAAACAATGGTCGGGATTAAATAATAAAAACAATTTTGATATTCTTTATTTTGCGACAGCTCGGAAAGACGGCACCCGACCTTTAATTTTAAAATAACATGGAAATAGAAGAATTAATAAAAATAGCAGAGTCTGATTCCTGGACTGTCACCGAAGAGGAATACACGAATGGGAAAGGATTGCTCTTCTCAAGACGTTCACCTGCAGGTCAAGACTTCTCGATATCAACCGGACCATTTGAAAGTGCGGAAGAATTGATCAACAGCATCCACCAGCGTTACGTAGAATTTGACGCTGACAGTGAAACATATTTATGGTTAGACAACGAGGGCCATGGAAAGAACGGAGCACCATATCGCATGAGGGATGTGCTGGAAGACATGGAAGCTTGCGAGAAGATGATTTACGACTTATTTATTTGTTATCGGGACGCTTATGAAAAGAAGTGAATTATTTATGGCTTGCGCCAATGAGTACAGTTACAGATGCAATTCAGATTGCGACAACTGTGAGCTATACCTTCGTTACTTAAAAGAAAAGGAGGATTGATTATGAAAGGGAAAGATATTATCAATGTCAGAAAGTCTAGTATAGAAGCAGACTTCCCCATCGGGCAAAAGCTTTCTATCAATGGCATTAATTGTGTTGTGGCAAAACGAGGGTCTTGTCCAAATTGTATTGTATGTATTCCAAACGTTCATCGCGATGACGTCGAGATAACTTGCGAAGATTTAGCTTGCCTTGCACGTGAACGTAAAGATAGAACTAGTGTTCATTTTAAAAAGATTTAATTATGAAGGTGCACTTGATTTATAAAGAAGATGCCTGGCACACAAAAGGGAGCGGCAAATTGCTCAGGGTAGCCGATAACCTTCAGAAATGCTACGCAACAGCCGAGGCTAACGGAGCTTCGGAAGAGCAACTTAAAGATTTGCGCAATATCGGACAGAGCCAATGTAGTGGTAAAAGCTACGAGTTTAACATTGAAACATGGGAGGTAACATAATATGAAATATGATGTTTGCATTCAAGAAACTTTGAGTAAGACAATAACCGTAGAGGCAGATACAAACACGGATGCTTGCTCTATGATTAGAGAAAAGGTTAAGAATGGTGAGATTGTCCTTTCTGCCGACGATTACACCGGTTGTAGAATTATAACGGCACAGAAAGCGTATGGAAGTGAAGACAACGAAGACTGAGTTCAGAGAATTGCTTAGTGTTTTGGAGAAAGCAGCTGCTTTTATTAATGAAAAAGCCACAAGGTCTAGAGACTTAGATTTGGCTAGAAGATTAATAAGGGCAAAGAGCTTGCTGGCGAAAAGAAATGGCAGTCTTCAAGGAGAAAGCGGCGATAGTCATTAATGGCATCGTGTATGTAGCGGAACCAATGGATGATTGCGAGGATTGTGCGTTTTGTACGGGCTTGGCACAATGCAGCGTAGATTTCATTTGCATCTCTATGAGAGAGGCATTTCGTAAGGGTTTTAGAGACAAGCCTATAGGTTTCAAAAAATGGAAAGGTTATGAAAGGATCAGAAACATTCAAGAAGGTAATCAAGGCATATCTTGACAAGCGTGCAGCAGAGGATGAGTTGTTCGCGAAGGATTATGCCAAGCCGGGCAAGAATATCGATGACTGCTGCGACTTTATTATCTCAGAGGTCAAGAAATCCGGAAGGCAGGGGTTTGACGATGATGAGATTTATGGAATTGCAGTTCACTATTATAATGAAGAGGAAGTTTCATTCACCAAGAATCAGAATTGCACCATTGTTACAAATCTCTCAGACCAGACCAAGGAGAATCTGGAGAAGAAGGCTGAGGAGGAGTTCAAGCAAGCCAAGATTATGGAGCTCAAAAAGAAGGAGTCTGCAGAGAAGGAACGCTTGAAGAAGAAAGCCGAGGCTCAGAGAAAGAAAGACGCTGAGATTGGTCAGTTGAGTTTGTTTGATTTTTAAATATGTGAGTTATGAAGCCAAGAAATAAGACAGAACGTGAAGTTGTAAAACTCTCAGATAGAATACCGGAGTTATCAGACAAGCAACGTGAGTGGGCCATCAAGACTTGCATCTCTGAAGATGATGCCTACAAGTATGGTGACAGATTTTCAAGAGGGTGTTTCTATCTAGTATGCACATTCAAGGGATGGCAGGTTCTCAGGTACTTCCAGGTAAGAGCGAAGTTCCGGTTCCACAAGATGATTAAGGAGAAGATTTACTTCAAGGAGTGTATGCAGCAATGGTTGAAAGATGGGGAATATGTTTTCCTTGCCAGGCAGCGAACCAGCGGATATATAGTAGATGCTTTTTCTGCTTTCGGAAAGTTGGAAGTAAGAACGCATACTGTATGGAGTGGTTTGGGTGATCCTCGTGATATTGGATTCGATGGAGTATATTACGCTTCAGTCCAAGGCAAGTATAAATATGCTCTTAGAGACTTCAGGGAAAAGATTCCGTGTGACGAAATCTTCCGTTCCGTTAATGCTAACACATACAATGAAACTCTCATGAGACGTGATGTCGATATGTGGAAAATGTGCAAGTACCATGAAGCAGTCTTTGATAGAGACAAGATGTCAGCCGTCAAGATTGCCGTCAGACATGGAAAAGCTGATTATATTTATGATAGCTTGTGGTGGGATATGCTCGATAGCATCATATATCTTAAGAAAGATGTACGTAACCCTTCTGTCGTTTGTCCGGTGAATCTTCGCGAGGCACACGACAAGTGGCTAAAGTCAGCAGACAACAAGAAAAAGAAAATGGAGGACAGAATGGCTAAGTTGCGTTTGATTGCGGAAGAGAAAATGCAACTCAGATATCTGGAGCAAGCTGCTAAAGTCGAAGAGGAGAATAAGAAAAAGGCAGAAGCAATGGCTAATGTTTATGTTGCCAGAAGAAAGCAGTTCTTTGACATTGACATAAAGGATGGCGCCATAGACATACAGGTTCTTAAGTCCGTCCAGGAGTTCTTTGAAGAGGGCAAGGAAATGGGGCACTGCGTATTTAGGAATGGTTATTATGATGTGAACAGAATGCCGAACTGCCTCATACTTTCTGCCAAGGTAAACGGGCAGCGTATGGAGACGATCGAGGTAAACTTAGCCGATGTTACCGTTGTTCAATGCCAGGGTCATGGAAACATCAACTCCGCTTTTCATGATGCCATTCTAAAGCTTATCAAAGACAATTTGTGGCAGATAGAATCCAGGCTCCCGAACAGGGCTAGTAGAACTGCGTAATTTTTAGTATTTTTGGCTAAAATTTTCGTTTGATATATTTGCATATATCGAGATTTTTTCGTACCTTTGCGTATGAGAAGAGCCTATTTTGCGGTGTTTTTGACTATTCAAGCCGCATATATACATAATTTTATGTTAAAATATAGTTAATTTTAGATTTTAGGTATTTAATCATTAAATATTTTATTAAATTTGCAGCGATGGAATACGATTACAGTAAGCTCAGAGAGTTCATCAAGCGTTGTAAGTGGCAATGGGCTACTTCAATGATAGACGTTCCTCATGAGTACATTCACAGAGACAAGTGCGCATTGACAAACGACGAGTTCTATTACTTCGTCAGCGCACAGAGAGACAATGGAATCCATGAAAGATGGGGAAAATACAATTTCCCTTACCTTTACATTGACGGTTACAAATATTGGACGATGGGCGACCCATTCGAGACTACTTGGATTTTGAACAGACAGAAGGTTTTCAATGAGTTCGACTTCCTCGAGTGGCCAATACCTCGAATCTATTCGAATCAGGAAATGGACGTGATGGCAAAATCCATCATGTTCACGTTCAAGGACAGAAAATTTTTCGAGGCAGGTATCGGAAACGGAGACTTCGTCGCCTATACCAAGATTAAGCCGGAAATGTATTATGGTGTTGACCCAAGCAAGAAAGCTATCAAGCAGTTCAGAGAGAAGGCTATAGGCTTCTACCGCAGATGTTCCACAATTTCGTTTGAGGAGGCGATAAAGAAATGGATGTCAGCAGACAGCGTAGTGGTAGCACTTTTCGGTACAGCTTCCTACTTCATGCCTCAGTATCTTCGCAAGCTGGGCGAGAGTGGTCTGGATTATTGCCTCATGTTTTACAAGGATGATTACACCCCTGCAGAGTTCGAGGAAATGCACCATTTCACCTACGACAGAATGCAGCTGAAATCGATGTTCCCGAATTGTAACATATACAATCACAAGAATTTCGTAACCATTTCAAGTAAAAAGATCACCTGGCAACAGGCAACAGTAGAAAATGAATTATTCCCAGTATGATAAAATAGCAAGTAAGTACGATACTTTGTTTCGTGATGAAATGAGTCTCGTTGAGAACCGTGAGGTGGGGCAAATGCTCCCACCTCTCAGCGGTTCAATTCTAGACATCGGATGTGGTACTGGCTTGCTTACAGAGATTGCAGAAATCGACCCACAGGAATACCTGGGCGTTGACCCTAGTAAAGGAATGTTGGAGCAGTTCATTAACAAATACCCAGCCTATAAGGATAGGGTTGTATGTGAACCTTTCGACGGGAAAAGCTTAGATTGCAGGAATTTCGACAACATCGTAGCATTATTCGGTTCTCCATCTTATCTTTCCCGTTATGCCGTTCTGGCAATATCACAGTGCAAGGCTCGCAAGTTCTTGATGTTCTATAAGGAGAAATATCATCCGGTCACTTACGAGAAGTGTGATGTAGAGTTCAGGCATTTCTTTTATTCTAAGAAAGTCTTGTGCAGTCTTTTTGGAGAAGAAAACGTATCAGAGTATCACAATTATTTAATAGTAAATTGCGTATGACATCACAGAAAGGTTTGCGTTATGATGGCAGTATTGATAAATACCCCATCACAGAAGGCGAGATTTACAGTTTAGGCAATGGTAGCAAGATTACCATTGCCGATATTACTTTGGGGCTTCCGGAGTTTTCGAAGAATGCCGATTGCGTATTCATCGACCCGGCAGGAAGTAAAGGCGTCCTCAAAGCGTATTATACTAAGGCGGAGAAGCAATGCCCGGTTGATAATTTTGACGAGTTCGTTGCTCACATCAAGAGGTGCATCGAGCAGATTAACCCGGACAGACTATTCGTCGAGTGCTTCTATCGAAACAAGAACCAATTGGTTCCTATGGTAGAATCGTTGTTCCCTCATGTAAAAATTTACGAGAACACCTATTATCATAAGCCAGATTGCAAGTGCTGGATTATCCAAGGCACCAAGCAGGAAGAAGACTTGGGACTCCAGGGTATGGATGAATGGGATGCGGTGTTCAAGATTTGTAAGGATGTTCCGTTCAGCTCTATCACAGACTTCTTCATGGGTCAAGGACTTGTTGCCCAAGCAGCCTATGCCGCAGGTAAGGTTTTCTATGGTAGCGATATGAACAGAAACCGTTTGGCTGTAGCTATCAGCAAGGTTGCCAAGCGAGGTGGAGAATGGACAGTAACTAAATAATTACGCATATGATTAAACTCTCTCAGATTATCATCCTCAATGTTCCGAAGCGAGAACGTGAGGGTAAATACCTTAAGAAGTTGATAGAGACCAGCACGAAGCCCTATGGCATTCCTGTCAGCATCTCTATGGACCGGGGTAAGGGTCTTTGGGATAATTATTCCCAAGCGTTGACACAAGAGGTAGCGGAAGGAACTCATCGTATGGTTATCCACGATGATATTACCTTTGACCGCAACATTCTTGCCAAGATTTTACATATTCTCTCTTTTGCTCCCGAAAACAATGTTATCAGTTTCTACAATCCAACAAATGGTGACTATACTGATTGTTATGCAAAGGGCAAGCACGTTATTTCTACAAGAACCAACTTCTGGCTGCAGGCTAGCGTATATCCAAATGACCTCGCCAAGGATTTTGTTGACACATCAAACAAGATGACGGATGATCAGACACGTTATGATGATTCGCGCCTTAAGGCGTACCTTCAGGCAAAGGGTATCGACCTTTACGCTATCGTTCCCGGTCTGGTTCAGCATTTCGGTGCATACAGAAGCACATTCAACAATCCAGGCGCCGTAGGTGGCATTCCTCGAAACAGCAAGACCTACGACAACCAGTTTGATGTAGAGTCTGTAGATTGGGAGAGTGAGTTCAAGAATCCTTATTTGGCTAAGTCAAGCAAGGATTGGGTTAAGGAAATCGTAAACAAGGAATTTCTCGATGAATACAAAAAACTCTAAGGAAAATCTAGCCTTGAAATTGGCGAAGGACAATATCGAGGTTGAGCAGGTGAAGCCGCTGCATATTGAATACGTCAAGGTTGATGACATTTATCCGAATGACTATAACCCTAATACGCATGATGCAGACAGTTTTGACCTTCTCATCAAATCGTTGCTCTATTTCGGATTTACTCAGCCTATCGTTGTCAACCGCTCGACGATGCAGATTGTGGACGGAGAGAACAGATACCGCGCCGCCTGCGTCATCGGATATGAGATGGTTCCTGTATGCTTTGTTGATTTCGATGAAGAGAAGTTGAGATATGCAACAATCATGCACAATGCCGCTCGCGGCCACAACAATAATGAAATGATGGGCAGACTTAAGGATTACCTTGACACCCATTTCAGTAATTCCAGCGACAAGGTATTATTAAACAATAGAAATAAGAAATGATATTTTACAGTGACAAAAACGTTTATGAGGCAGCTCTTGAAAGATTCAGATATATCTTTCGGGAGTTTTATGGTAAGCGTAAGATTGTCGTGACGATGTCGGGAGGAAAGGACTCTACCGTGGTTCTCAACCTTGCGCACGAGGTTATGAAGGAGATGGGAATTGAAAAGATTCCCGTCCTCTTCCTAGACCAAGAGGCAGAGACTCCAATGACTATCGAGTATATACGATACATCATGCACTTGCCGTGGGTTGAGCCGTATTGGATTCAGTCATACTTCCAGGAATGGAATGCCTCAAAGGGAGAATGGTTCAATGTATGGGGGCCTGGAGAAAAATGGATTCGTGAGAAGGAACCAGATTCTTATGGAGATTTGGAAATCCCACACAATCAGTATTTCTCCAAGACCCTTGATCAGGTACACAGAATGCTCTTTGGCAAAGACTACCTAACTTTGGGCGGTGTTCGCATCGAGGAGTCGCCGGCACGTTTATCGGGTCTTACTAGAGGTGAGTGCCTTCCAGGTATTACGTGGGGAGGTGGTGGCGGATATTATAAAGACGGCACACCGAGAAGTCTGGTGCTCTACCCTATTTGGGATTGGAAGGTTTATGATGTATGGTATTACATCTTCAGCAACAAGCTTCCGTACTGTAAGCTCTATAACTATCAGTTCACGCAGAAGCCACTCAGAGCGTGCCGAGTAAGTTCCCTCATCCATGAGCAGGCTATCCACGACTTAGGTTTCATTAAGGAAGTGGATCCATGGTTCTACGACAAGTTGGTACGAAGAGTTGCAAACGTCAATACGTCTGTACACGTCTTTAACGAAATAGCAACATACTGCTACAATTTGCCGCCTTATTTCAAGGATTGGGATGAATACGTTGATTATCTCGCAGACAATCTTTGTGAAGACAAGAAGAATGCGGAGACTATCAAGAAAGGCTACCGTTCCGCCAAGAAGAGAAATGTAGCTAAAGCCGGTCATTGCCAGGAGTGTATTGATTATGTAATACATCAGATTGGCTATACAAGTGCCGTCTGCGTCATTGCGGAAGATTTTGGCATGAAGCGCATTCAGAGTGTAGAGCGTTCTTTGCGTCAGTATTTGAGCGACAATTATGTTAAAATAGAAAAAGCTAATAAGGAATATGAATCTTCAAGAGAACATCAAGAAGGAGTTTGATGCTGTCAAGGATAAGGTGCAGTTTTTGAACGACCTCAGAAAGTATATCAGTTCCTTATCTCCGGAGAAAGTCAACCCTGTAGATTGCGTGCTTTGGGTTGACAAGGATATGGTTGTGGCCAACAACTACAATCCTAACCATGTGGCAGATAAGGAAATGCGCCTTCTCTATACATCCGTGAGGGAAGACGGTTACACAATGCCTATCGTTACCATTTGGGACGAGAAGCTGCAGAAGTATGTAATCATCGACGGTTTCCACAGAAACCTCGTTATTCGCAAGTTTGCGGACATCAATGAGCGATGTGGCGGAAAGCTGCCGATTGTAGTCCTGGACAAGGACATCGACCAGCGTATGGCATCAACCGTAAGACACAATCGTGCCCGTGGAAGTCACTCTGTCGATGGAATGGTAAACATCGTTTTCAATATGCTCAGAGATGGTGTGTCTGAGCGTGAGATTTGCGATAAGGTAGGTCTGGAGCAGAAAGAGCTTGTAAAGCTTAAGTTTGTTACCGGTTTCGCCAAGATTTTCAAGAACTATAAATATAATGCGGCTATCGAAAAGGTTGTCGACGAGAGACGCGTAGCAAGAGAGACAGCCAAGAAGAAGGAGGATAAGAAATGAAAGTAAAGTCAGTTAAACTCAGTGAAATCTTTCCTTACTATGACAACCCTCGTGACAACACGAATGCGGTTGAGCCTACCAAGGAGAGTATCAAGCGTTTTGGATTCGTTAAGCCTATCCTCGTTGATAAGGCAGGTGTAATCATTGCCGGGCACACAAGATACGTGGCCGCTTACCAGTTGGGCATGGAGTTCGTTCCTGTCGTTTACTCGGATATGGACGACGAAATGGCAAAGAAGTACCGCATCCTCGATAACAAGCTGGCAGAGAAATCTTCCTTTGATGAAGACCAGCTTTTGGAGGAATTGCGCAACATGGAGGTTCCTACCGATATGCAGGCATTCTTCTTTGAGGACATCAATCAGATGCTCAACTTCTCCCTCGACAGCATCAATCAGCAGGCAGAAGAGTATGGTGGCTTCCAGGATGACTATTCTCAGGTTGATGAGGAGAATTTCGAGGCTCCATCAAATGAAGAGGCTGGCGAAAGCGAGGAAGCTTCTTCGGATGAGGAGGAAGACCCTGCCAAGGATTTGTTCGTTCTCAAAGAGCGCGAGGACGGTTCACATTATATGAAGGTCGTTTGCCCATATTGCGGAAATATGGAAACAATAGAAATTGAGGATTAACAGGTATGGAAGAGATTAAGATTAATGACAAGGTAATTGAGTTACCTATTGACAGTATCGTGCCTCATGACGGTTCGCACAAGACCGACGAGACGGCAGTACAGGCAATCATGCAGTCCATCAAGGATTTCGGCATCACTCAGCCTATTTCCGTTGATAAGAACAACGTGATTGTAACCGGTAACGGTGTGTATAAGGCTGCTAAGGCATTGGGAATGGATAAGGTTCCATGCATCCGTGTTGACTATCTGACTGATGAGCAGATTAAGCAGTATAGAATCGCTGATGACAAGACGTCCGAGTTTGCCACTTGGAACGAGAAGAAGCTTCGCAAGGAGCTCTCCTATCTCGGTGATCCTAGCAGCATTCAGTTTGCTTTCGATGAGAGCATTGCCGGTATGCTTGGACTTAACGCTAAGCCAAAGGAACAGAAGCCTGCGGCCGCACCTTCAAAGGCAGAGACTAACCATACTGCTAAGAAGGTCGTAACGGAAGCCCAGAAGGATCAGAAGTTCAAGGAGGAAATGAAGGGCGTTGAGGAGAATATCCAGGTCAAGCCTTCAGAGTATTATGAGTATAATTGTTCCGCTTGCGGTAAACTAGTAAAAGTTAAGAAGCCATGACAGATGAATCATCACAGCCGAAAGTAAAGTCTTTCGTACATAGAATCCCCAATCCTGTTGGAAGACCATACAAGATTAAGTCTTCTCAGGAATTATGGGATAAGTTTGTAGCTTACTGTGATGATGTTGAAAATGACCCTTGGCAGCAAAAGACTGGTAGCAACTCCATTGCAGGCGGCAGCGGCAAATCCACAAATTCCATGAGACAAGAGGTAAGGGTTTTCAGAAGAGCCTATACCCTTGTCGGATTTTGTGCTTTCTGTGGCATCGTTCAGAAATGGGCGGATTTCAAGAGAGGTAATCTTAAGAGACCAGGCTTTGAGCAGGTGATAACACAGATTGAGAATGTCGTGATGGCCCAGCAGATTGATGGTGCCATGCTTCATCAGTTTGATTCCAGCATTGTTGCAAGGCTCAACGGATTGGCAGACAAGCATATTCAAGAAGTAACTGGCAAGGATGGCGAGGACTTCAAGTTCCCTAAGCTGTCCTTGGATGATATTAAAGAATTACAGAAGATAAATGGACTTTGAGAAACAACGTTTTCTTCATAAGCAGTTAGTGGCATCGTCCCTGCTGCAATTCACTACTAAGATGTTCGCCTATACTGCTCGACGTGAGTATGTAATAGGCGAACATCACAGGATTATATGTGATGCGCTCATGGATGTGATAAGGGGAAAGACTAACAAGCTGATTATCAATATCAGCCCTCGTTACGGAAAGACTCTCTTGTGTTCACAGATGTTTATCGCATATGGTCTTGCGCTGAACCCTGCTTCAAAGTTTCTTCATATATCTTATTCCGGAAGTCTCGTCCAGGACAATTCTATGGCAGTCAAGGACACGATAACTTCCACATATTTTCAAACACTATTTCCGAATGTCAAAATCAGAAAGAACGATAACACAAGATCAAAATGGAGCACAACGGCAGGTGGTGGTGAGTATGCTACATCTACCTTGGGTCAGATCACAGGTTTTGGTGCAGGTCAGCCAGACTGGACCGAAGAAGACATAAAGAACATGGATAAGTTTATGGCTACGTTCAACCCCGGTCATTTTTCGGGAGCCATAGTTATCGATGACCCCCTACGACCGGACGATGCCTTGTCTGATAACGTCAGAGAGTCTATCAACAGACGTTTCGAGACAACCATCCGTAACCGTGTAAACTCACGTCATACGCCAATTATCATCGTCATGCAGAGGTTGCACGAGCACGACTTGTGTGGTTATCTGCAAGAGATTGAGCCGAATGAGTGGAAAGTTGTCTCCCTCCCGGTAATACAGACAGACGAGGACGGAAAGGAGCGAGCTTTGTGGCCGTGGAAACATACGTTGGAGGAGCTGTATAAAATCAAGCATGCCAGCGAGTTTGTATTCGAGACACAGTACATGCAGAACCCTACCCCTATGGAAGGTCTTATGTACCATGCCTTCAGAACATACGATGAGCTGCCGGACAGAAGGTATGCAAGAATGATTGGCAACTACACCGACTCGGCAGATACCGGTTTCGACTTCCTTTGCTCTATATGCTTCGATGCACACGATGACGGCTATTATGTTACCGATGTTCTATACACCAAGCGACCGATGGAGTACACGGAGCCAGCGCAAGCCAATATGGTTAAGCGCAATCAGACAGACGTGTGTTTCGTTGAAAGTAACAACGGTGGCCGCTCTTACGCTCGCAATGTCGAGCGCATAACAAGGGAACACGGAAACAGAATCACCCAGTTCGTAACGTTCACGCAATCGAAGAACAAACAGATTAGAATCTTCACTCGCTCCAGCGAGGTAAACAATAAACTAGTTTTCCCTTCTAATTGGGAACAGTTGTGGCCGGAGTTCGCCCACGATATGAAATCCTACAGAAAGGAAGGATATAACGCCCACGATGATGCACCGGACGCTTGTACGGGCATCATAGAGAAGTGCGAGGAGTGGCTTAACAATGCTACCGATGCACAGCTCAGACGTGGCGGTTTCTTGTAATTTCTTTTTTACTATGTTAACTAGGCGTTTGCTCGTGAGAGTAGGCGCCTTAACTATTTAGAAATCAGCGTATTACAATTTAGTATTTTTAACTAAAATAATCCTTGGTATATTTGCATATATCAGAAAATTTTCGTACCTTTGCATATAGATAAAAGGTAGTACTTTTGGTTTACCAGGTCGCTATCTTACAAGTTGAACCAATTAAAATTATAAAGATTATGAAACAGTTACTTGAAAAAGAGAATGTAAAGTACGGAAGAGTTTACATTTCTAAATTTGCTCTCATCTATTCATTCAAGAAGAATGGTGAGAGATACGCAAAACCTACAGAGTATTTGGCTTTCGGAAACGAAAAGTCACAGGACGATGTTCTTGCTCGCTTGCAGAAGAACAATCCCACACAGAAGTTTGAAATCGCTTAATATATAGGAGGAACTGATATGAGTGGTCTTTTTGAAACAAAGCTTCTTAAATACAAGAAGCACATCATCCAGGTTTTTGAGGATATGTTCGGTCAGAGATACGTCTATATCGACGGTCAGACACAGACTTATTCTATTAACAATGCAAAGAGAATGATTAGCCTATGTTGTCAACAGTAATATTCACGGATGGCGCCCAGAAGAATGTGGAGCCATCCAACGGAACGGATTTCTCATTGGAGGAGTTGAGGGGATTTGTAGGTGGCCACATCGAGTTGGTCCGACTCAGCAAGTCGCAGGTAATGGTAGTTAATGAGGAAGGCAAGGTTTACGACCTTCCTCAGAACGAGAACGCCACGATGCTTGTGAACATAGCAGGCATCAGAGACGTAATAGTAGGTAATGTATTAGTTTGTGACATCAATAAAATCAAGTAATATGGATAAGAACGATTTAATGGAGTTCCTTGTAGTAGAGGCAGAGTGTAATGAGAGTGAAGTAGCCGAAATGACTAACACGGAGTTGCTGGATAATTGGCTAATGTACAACGGAATTTTCGGTTATACAGAGGACATCAAAGATGTTATTGAGGCTGCTTTTAATGTAGATTTGGAGGACTAGCAATGTACAAAGAGAATATAGGAACTGACAGATATGGGCGCACGATGTGCCTATATCACTCCTGCAACACGGTCTATTGCGACCACGTCAAGAACGATAAAGTTGTCAGGACAAGTCAGATTAAGGTAGATAACGACATCATCTTAATGTTCAGTGCTTCGCATACGAGCGGAGCCTACATTTACGATGAGATTCACAGAAGATACGGTAAATGGCTATGAAACCAATGTTAGCAACAAGATATTATCCGTCACAGACGAAGTTTCCTTGCTTCGCCCAGCCTAAGTATGACGGAGTTCGCTGCATCCTTCATGAAGGAGAAGGTGGCGAGGTACACCTCACATCGAGAGGTGGTAAGGAATATGATGTTCCTCAGATTAAGGCTTGGGGAGAGAAACACCGCGGTATGCTTCCTTTGGATGGGGAGATATACAACCACCAGGAATTGACCTTCCAGCAGATATGCTCTGCCGTCAAGTGCCGTTCTTCTATGACTGACAAGCTACGTATGGTTATCTACGATGCACAGATTCCGGGAAGTTTTTCTGCCAGATGGAAAGTTCTGCAGGAGGAGTTTGATTCCATTGATCCAAACGGACCGGTGTACCTTACGCAGACTTTCGTTGCTCATTCAGAGAAGGACATCAAGCGATGGCACAAGATATTCGTTTCCACCGGTTACGAGGGTGCCATTATCAGAAATGCAGATGGAACTTATACCGAGGGCAGAAGCAATGACCTTATGAAGCTGAAATCGTTCGACACGACGGAGTTTAAGGTGGTCGATGTTTTGGAAGCGGAGGGCAATGATGCAGGTACCGCTATATTCAAACTGAAGTGTGGAGAGTACGAGTTCTGTGCCCGCCCGGTAGGTTCAAGGTCACTCAGAGCTCAATACTTAGCCGACAAGGAAGAGTTGATAGGTATGGCGGCGACTGTTCAGCATCAAGGGTATTCTGACGCTGGAGTGCCGAGATTCCCGGTATTGTTGAACATTAGGGATTACGAGTAATGGCAGCATTAAATATTAACGAGTATTACGGCTGCTTCTCTTGCGAGGCTGCTGACGAGCACGGAAATGGTTGCAGGCACGGGCTGCTGTTCCCGGTACTGCTTGTGATGGGAAACAAGAGAAGCTGCCCAAACTATAAATTCAAGAAGAAATAACTATGGAAGTAAAGGTTAAGATTAAGAGAAATTATGATCCAAAGTCAACTCTTGCGGTTCTCATTAACTATAAGAGAGGGCTGCAGAGATTGGTAAAATTCATATACCCGGATGATTGGGATATCGACAAGCTCGATTTGTACATCAATTCACATAGCGAGTTCAATGTAAGAAATGTGCGCTTTTCAGAGGACATCAGTATGATGCGTATGAAAGACAATCTGGAGGAAATCAAGAAGCTGGGCTATCGCGTTATCAGCTTGACACAGACGTATGGGTACATCTTAAGAAAGGATGGTAAGTTCCTGTCGTACAGTCTTGCTAGATACTCCTATGAGGGAGGCATCAATTTTACATATAATTACAAGCCGTCGAGAAGCCAGGGAATGGGTTCCGTCCAGGGAGACCATGAGTTCGGATATCACGAGTTCTCCAATGAAATGATTGATAAGATGATGGACCACCCGAAGCTTTACGGTAAGGTCGAGCACTACAAAGACTTCAATGAGTACCGCCAGCTGAATGCAGGGCGAGAAAAGTCACTCAAAAAAATAATCTGATTTTTTTTGGTTCAACACAATAAAGTACCATATGATGCGTTATTAATCTGATAGACGGATTATTAACTAAAGCTTAGCTACCGGCATGACGGGCGCATCATATGGGAAATAGAAAATTTGTTCCACAGGTAGGAAACCATCTTGGAACTATCTCGAACATTTTAGCTGTTGTTTCATTTATAGCCATAATAGGTTCAATTATAACTTGGATAAACGCCTTGAATACTTCTGGCGGTTATGGATATGAAAGTTCAAGTATTAGTGGCGTACAGGCATTTGGCTACGTTATTGACTCATTGCTTTGCCTGGTAGGTTCTTTTGTACTCAGAGGATTCTCGTTTATCGTGAAAGCAGCTGTACGCTATCTTGATGAGAAAGGTGAGTTTGATGAAAAGTAGAATGTAATTGCTATGTCATCAAAGCTTATAGTAGATCAAAAGAACGTAAAGTATCTTTTTCAAGATAAAAAAGCTACGTTCTTGATTCCTGATTATCAGCGTCCGTATGCTTGGGGAGAAGACGAATGTAAGGTCTTATGGGAAGACTTATTTTCCTTTTCATTCCCGAATAACAACTGCGACAGCTTCGATTCTTCAGAGAGTTACTTTCTCGGTCCTATAGTAACATTCCGTAATGACGAAGGGAAACTTGAAATCATTGACGGTCAGCAGCGTCTTACGACCTTGCTTCTCTTACTGCGAGCTTTCTACAATCGCCTGGAGCACATGAAAGACAATCGTTCAATCAAGATGCGAGAGGATATAGAAAAGTGCATTTGGAGAGCAAACGAGTTCGGAGAATATGATCCAAACGACTTGAAGATAAATTCGGAGGTTGCAACTGATAACGACAAGGAAGAGTTTATGGATATACTCCGGAAAGGAACATCAGAAGGAAAAAGTCGGTATGCGACCAACTTCAGATACTTTCAAGACAAGATAGGAAAATTCATTGAAGAATACCCTTCTTTCTTTGCATTATATCCAGCTCGTATTCTTAATAACTGCGTGCTACTTCCGATAGAGGCTGAGTCGCAAGATACTGCTCTTAGGATATTCTCGACGCTTAATGATAGAGGTAAGCCATTGTCTGACTCAGACATCTTCAAGGCACAGCTCTATAAGTTCTACTCATCCATCGGAAAGAAGGAAGAGTTTATCACTACATGGAAAGAGCTTGACGAACTCGTTACAAAAATATTCCACCCATATCGTGGAACACCTTTGGATGAGTTGTTTACACGCTATATGTACTACGAGAGGGCATTGCTGACTAATCGTAGTTCTATGACAGAAGGACTTCGTAAGTTCTATGAGAAAGATGGATATGTTCTACTTCGACGAGAGCAGACTTTAGAGAATCTAGTCTTGCTTGCGGACTTCTGGAAAGATGTATATTCTCAGAACGAAGATCGTTTTTCCGTGGATGTACTAAAGCGCTTGTTTGTATTGAATTATGCGCCTAACAGTTTATGGACATATATCGTATCAGTATATTTCATGCACTATAAGAATGCTGAGAATATGCTAGACAACGAGAAGTTCTATTTGTTCTTGAATCGTTTGATAGGCTTTATTTGGGCATATGCTATCAGCAACCCAGGAATAACAGCCTTGCGAGCACCGGTATTCAATGAGATGGTGAATATCATAGAGAACAAAGAGATTGCTTTCGAGAACTATCTATTCCAAGAGGAATTGTTCCGTTCGCAATTTACCAACTTCAGTTTTTCAAACACTCGTGCGATTACGAAGTCGATGATTGTGTGGTGGGCATTCTCTTTCGATAGCCAGGAATTGCTTCCTCTTGACGCAACATATGACATTGAGCACATCTTCCCAAGGAACAGACAAGTCAAGGAAGGTGGATTGTCGAGTGACGAGGTTCTTGAAATGTTGGGAAACAAATCGGTATTGGAGCGAAGAGTTAATATTCGGGCATCCGATTACAGATTTGCTGACAAGATTAAGTATTATAATGGTGAGTTCAAATCCACAGGCGAGAGGATTGGAACTAAGATACACGAATTACGAATGCTGTCACAGACGTTGACAGATTTTACAGAAACGGATATTAGAGAGCGAACGTCAAGAATGCTTGATAAGTTTATCGCTTACCTCAAATCTAACTCTCTGATTTCCAATAAATTAAATTCGTAATTTAGGTTAAAAGATTTGGTAATCTGACAAAATTTTCGTACCTTTGCATATAGGATAAAGGTAGTAATTTTGTCTAAGAGCCTACCAAATAGGGCAACTGCATTGTTACGACCTGCCGAAGCTGGGACGCTAGCAGAGGTGAATCTGAGGGCGTAATGAGCGGCTGCCCTTCTTTATTAAATGAGCTCGATGGTTGCTTAAACAGATTCTTATGGCAACAAACGCAGACATGAGCTTGAAAGAGTTCGCAAAGGAAATGCTGGTCGAAGTTAAAAAGGACCAGGAGTGGTTAACAAGACAGAAGGAAATCACCGGTGATCTCCAGGAGAGAATCGATGAGTGCTTCAAGAGAGTGCAGAAGTGCGACATGACAAAGGGTGTCTATTCCACTACGCAGATGGCGAAGGAGTTGGGCATGAGCAGCGCACAGAAGCTGTACGAAGAGCTGAAGGAGGTTGGCCTTGCGTTCAACCAGGGTTATGAGTGGATGCTGACAAGTCCCTACTCCACCTATCAGCTAACTGAGGTGACTACACACGTCATCAAGGGCAAGTACACAAGAAGACCTCTTTGGACGGAGCGAGGCAGACGCTGGCTTCTCGCATTGAAGGAGAAGAACATCATCTGCAACCTCCCGAAGCCGAGAGTGCCGAAGGCTGTTGAGAAGTGTATTGCTTCTCAATCTGGCGAGAAGAAGAAAGAGGTCAAGGTCGAGCCGCCAACACCGCTGATGAAGAAAGCCGAGACGCTTAAGGATGAAATCAACTGCCTTTTGAATCTCATTACAGAGGTCGGAAAGGGCGAGACGATGCTCCTTATGGGAGACATTATGACAATCTCCACCACCATCAGTGAGCACGTGAGCACATTAGCTTTTGATGCTTATAAGACATTAAATGCACCAACGAGGACTTCAACCAATTAAAATTCGAAAAAAGATTTGGATTTTCCAAAATAAAATATTACCTTTGCAGCGGTAAAGGAGAAAGATATAAAGGATTGGGTGAGCCGTTCACACGTCGGCCTTCGGGCGCAGACTTCGGAAGGACCCCAATCCTCTTTTTATTTCAATAACCTCATCGTGCATAAGATTTCGCCATCGGTGAGTTTTGTCTTAAACTCGATTTTCTTTCCATTATATTCAGCTTGATAGACATTGAAGAAGCAATCGTGGTGTTTGCCTTGCTCTTTTCTAACGAACTTTCCGTTAGGAAGCCAATCCTTTATGTTCAAGGCAACTTGTATCGTATCGGGCAGATGAGAGTTATTGATGTTCTTAGAATATGTCTCCGTAAGGAACTTCTTATTCATGATTATTTCTTTCTCACCCAAGAACAAATAAAGCCTCTTTGCCGTCTCTTTCTCGTTTATCTGAACTTCTTTCAGATTCTCTGTTGCCCATTCGTTGATTGACTTTGTGAGTTGAGCTTTTGTCTCATTCGATACTGATGGAATGCGAACAGTCTTCTTTTTCTGTGTTTTCTCAACCTTGGCATATTGAGTGATATAGGATGATTGCTTCACCTTATCTTTATTATCATTTACCCAATTTGTGAAGTTCTTAGGCATAGCATTGCTTGGTTGTTTACCGCTCCAATACTCCTTTTCACTCATTATTACCGGGATGGCATAGCACATACAATTCACGTGCCAACCAACCCAAGGAAAATAACTCGGATAGACACCTGCAAGCAAATCACACATATCGTGCTTATGGCTAGGATTGTTGGTTGTTTTTATCTCCTTGCCTTTAATATAGTCCATCCTAGCCCATCTTTCCTGCTCAGCTGAACGGTAGGCCATATTAATCTCATTACGAGCCAGGCGCACGCTTCTGTACTCGCAATTCTGTATGGTGATGGCTTTACCGTATTTCTTCTTATAGGCTTTGGCAAGTGATGGATAATCATTAAGGTACTTGCTGACCTTCTTGCTGAGTTTAACAGCACTCATACCCTTCTCTATGCCGACAGACAGAGATTTCTCCAGAGCCTCCTTTACATCAGCTCTCTGGTTCCATATTCTTTCTGAAAGACCGAGACCTTTAATCTTTCTCTCCATGAAAGCCTTCTTTGCCGCGTTGTTGTGCTCAAAGTAAGCTTTCTGCTTTGCGTCCGCTATCTTCCTAGTAAAGGTGCCGATTACTCTTTTGGCAAGTAGGTCCTGCAGCGTGTTACTGTTCTTCCATTCATCCGATATGCCATTATAGACCAATGCCTGCATATTGGTTGAATAGTAATCCAGTAAGGCATTCACCTTCTTTTCTGTTCTAGGGTAATCATCAAAAGAGAACTCGCCATCCCCATCGAAGTCGGTGGAGGTGGCGATTTTAGCGGACTCCTTGGCAAGAGTTTCATAGATGGAAATGATTTTCCGGGTATAAGTATTCAGTCTCTTGCCAAGGTCTTTATATGCCTTTTTCTGATTAGGTAGTTTTGGCTTTTTCATACAATTTCATTTTAAAGTGTTTGCAGCAATCCCAGTTGAGAAGAACGCTCCATTCTTGATATGGGCATTTGGCTAGGATAGGCTGACCTTTAAGGTTCATACTATGAAAATCAGTAGCATGAGCACATTCGCGGCAGAAGTGCTGTACTTTATCTTCCTTCTTCTTTCTCATAGCTATTCCTCCGAGAATAAGTTAGGCATAGAAGCTGCTGTTCTTGTGGCCTCTACTTCCTCTTCTCCTTGAATCTCGTTGAAAGTCTTGTCAGGATCATCGGAAAGACCGGCACGCTGGATAGATTCCTTCTGGCTGACGAGAGGCTTATTGCCGTTAGCCTTAAGCCATTTGTCAATCTGAGTATTCTCATCCTCCTGGATGAATGGAGTGATGATGTGCTCTACAGTAATCTCATCCATTCTATCTGCCCACTTCGTGTTCATCTTGGAAAGGAACGCCTTTATGACGTTGGTTTCTCTCTCGAATCCTTCAATCCAGGCACCAGTCTCCTCTCCTATCTTAAGATGGGCATCCATGAGGAGTGTCTTTCTTGAATCGTAGCCGATATTGCCAAGACTCTTCATATTCTCGAAACTGATGTCCGGCATCTGAGATTGCATGAAGAAAAGCTTGACGAGAGTGTCAACGTGATACTTAAGAGCCTCGATAGCCTGCTGCCAAGACACGTAGCTAACATCGCCGTCTTCGCTGACTCTATACACTCTCTTGCTCTCTCCCTTTCGCTCCATACCAACGATGGCACCGGCAATCTTCAAGACAGGAGCGGAATTGTATGCCACAACATCGCTGTTTCGGGAAATGGTGTACTCGATATTCTCCCGTATAGGTTTCAAGCCTTCCCAGCATGGCTTGTGACGGTACCAGAACACGGCTGGAATCTTGTCGATAGAAATTTCATTTTCATCCACCAAATTCCATCCGGATTCTTCATCGTCAGAAGACAGGTCCCATTTGTAATGATGGTCTGCAGTATAGGTCTCAAAGAAAGTGTGCTCTGTGTCAGTAACCTTACGCTTATACTCGAATGACAGAGCAAGCAAATCGTCATACTCGTCAAAGTAAGGATAGATGTCAACTCCGTCCATTGGAGAGAATGTCTTACATTTCAGTTTGTACTGACTGTCGAAGCCATAGAGATTGTTAGGCTTCTTCTGCGTGTACCAAAGCGTAAACATCTGACAAGAGGCGTAATAGCACTTTGCTCTATGCATGTTCACGGCATCAATGTGTGCACAGGTGTAGATTTTCTCGATGGCACGCACAATCGTCTTCAGTTCCTCGTCTTTCTGATCATACGTATATACACGCTTGACCGGTATAGCCATTGTGAACTCAGAGATTCTTCGTGTAAGAAGCTTCTCCAATCCGATAGGCAATCTAGCTGCCTTTTCTACTATTCCGTCATCAAGCGTTCTGTCCTGTCTGCCTACGTGGTCTTCTACGATTTCATGGAGCATAGGCTCATACTCAGATAACAGGGTACTCCAAAGTGGAATATCCAACACGCGTTGTTTCAGCTCTCCTATGATGCTGCCAACGTCATTTCTTTTAAAAAGTTCATTAAAATCTATCATAATCTTCGAAGTTTTGATTTGGCAAAATTACGGATATATTCGCATATATTTAATAGTTTTAGTATTTTTAACTAAAATAATCGTTAGTATATTTGCATATATCAGAAAATTTTCGTACCTTTGCATATAGATAAAAGGTAGTACTTTTGATTATTCAGAGCCTATCTTACAAGTTGAACCAATTAAAATTATAAAGATTATGAACAATTCAATCGAGACAAAGAAGGAAGAGGTTAGAAAGAACATTAAGAATGCGTTCGAGTCAGCCACAAAGAAAATCAGAGACATTATTTCTGTTTGTCCTGATTGGGAGGTAGAGGGTATTGACGTAGGCTACAAGTCACTTATTGCTCATTTGAATTTGAAAGGAGTAGGAAGAGACATGATGGTGATTCGCTACCAATCAAAGGTAGGTAATTTCCAGGAAGAGTCATTTAACACCAATGTAGCAAGCTTCGGCAGCTTTGACCTTCTGGAAACAAACGAAAACCTTAAGTACTATACAGCGGTTGGCGACATCCTCAATCATAAAGACATGCTTTCGCTTTTGAAAGAGACAATGGTTTTCTTTGCAAATAAGATTGCAGAGCTACGTAAGGAGTACGATAAGTTAGACAAGGAGGATTAGTTATGACAAAGCAAGAAGAAATCGATATTCTACAGTCACTGAAGGGCGATACCTATTTCGCTCAGTTCTTCGGAAGCAAGGACATTGACCAGATGTGTCAGAACATCAGTAACGACTTTGCCATTGAGGGCGGATGCGGATTTTGTCAAAAAGCAGAAACTTTAGAACGAATTAACGCAGACCTCAAAAAGGAGTTCCAGCAGAAAATCCATGATTTGGGAATGGAGCTTATCAAGGTTCTAGACAAGGGATTTGATGAGGATGCCATCTACCAGTTGGTTGAAGGCGAGGTCGGAATTGATGCTATCATCAAGTTCAAGCGCAAGGAAGGCTTGAAATTAACAAATGATGAGTTGAACTATTTATTATCGAAGATATGAGAGTAATAATTAACACATCTGGAGAGCAGATTCCGGTCGAGCTAAGGGGATTGATATCATCTATCAAAAGAAAGCAAGGAGACTGTGAGCAATGGCTGAAAGGCTATAACAAGAATCCATATAACTTTACTTGGTATGGCTACAGTATGATAGTAGAGCCTCTCTATGCTTCTTACGGAGTTATCGGATATAGCATTCAATACAGAACTTATGAAGTCCATATTGATAACGAAATGAGAACAATCGAAATTATAGATTAATGGAACGTATATGTAGATATTGCATATTCTCTGGAACATGCTATAAAAATGGTAAGAATCCTACAGACTCCTGTTCTGATTGGGAATGGAAGTACGCAGGTTCATGGTTTGACAATTAAAAGTAAGACAATGGGAAAAGAGAAAGTTACAGCTAACGATTTGAAGGTTACTCTTTCGGAGCAGGGAGTGACATCTGGTTTGAAGCAGGAAAAGATTATTCAGCGCTTGCAGGTTAATGGGTGCTTGATAGCAATGGTAACAGATATATTGGACCAACTTATCAAAGATGAGCAGTCTATGTTCAGATTGCTAAAGGTTCAGTACAAACAAGAGCAGAAGATGCACTACAACCAAATGCGTGATGCAGCAGAGAAATATTACTTCCACTTGAAACCCTTCAATAAGAGTTTCTTCGGTGACGAGAACATTTGCGCCAACCTGGAGGATAACGCAAATGACATCTACGACATCATCAAGCTTCTTGCGGACCACACAAATGACCACAAGGATATGGAGACGATCAAGAGAAACCTCAGAAAGAGAAAGTTGAACCATCATATTTTCGATTAAGATTATGGAGAAGTCTATGTTATTTGAGAAAATTACTCGCAGATGTCTGATTACCTTTGATGATAGGGCAAAGATTCAAGCCGTCCTCACTATACCGAAGCCTACAAAGCCCATCTTTCCAAAGGAAATGGAGCGTCAGTTCATTAAGAATTTCAATGAATCGCAGCCGAATGCGGTTCATAAGGTTATTAAGTGTAACATAATGAGAAATTAGTTATGGAAACAAAAGTAGAAGTAAAGACTATACCTTTGCATGGATTATTTATCCATCGCAAGCAGGTTTGGCGGTCACTCGGTAAGCTGAGAGCTGAAAGCCATTCTACGACAGCGCAAAAGGTGTTTATGAATGAGCATGATACCGAGGTATCAACTGAGAATGCTGATTTCATTGATGGCTTGAAAGTCACTCCTTACGATGGTGAGCTGCCCAAAATATCAAAATACGTTGGTAGTATGAGTTACTACCAGTATTGTTTAACGCAAAAATTGGTTTAGTTATGAAAGAAAAGATAAACATAGCGGATATCCTAAAGGATAAGCCTGTCGGACTTAAATTTTATAGTAACACTTTTGGCTATATTAGTTTTAATGGTGTTCACAAAGATAAAGTATACTTCTTTTCAGAAGACACTAATGCTCATTCTGTCAAGCCAAATGGGAAAATGTATGATGGTGGAGAATGCATCATCTTCCATCTAAGGAAATGCGTGATTGGGAAAAATTCTCTTGGAAGAAGGGCGATGTGCTTTATAGTGCAGGATTGAAAGAGTATTGTGTATTTAATAAGTTTATAAGCGATGGCTACTTGATGTTCATTAGCAATTACAACGTTGATGAAAACACAAAAAGAGTTGTGCCTAAGACGTATGACCCAGATAAAAACACAGTCAATTATGAAAAAGTATCTGACGAGAAAGCAACTGAGATTATTTCCTTGATAGAAGAGCACTATGGTGGTAAGCTAAACCTCAGTACATTGGAGATAGAGAAGCAGCCTGAGTTCAAGGATGGGGATATAGTAGCCCTTGTGGTACGAAAATGTACACATATTGCTATATTCCAATCGAGACAAGAGGCATATATA